TCCAGCAAATCTCAACTCAATTGTATTTGGTCGTGTAGTCAACTTTGGCCATTTGGTTTTTACATATTGACTTCCTGAAAATATTAATGCTTTATCAAACTTACGTTGTATAAGAAATTGTCCTGTCTTTCCTTTGACATCAGGACCTCCAAACTCTCTAACTCTCAATATTGTAGATGGTATACCATAACAATTTATAACACTCTGCAATGCTCTTGGTGTTCCTTTTGTTTTAAGAAAGAAAGGTAAGTTATTAACAAGTCTTTTTTGAATTTCTTGTTGTATTTTCTTTTCTGGTGTAGAAGAATATTGAACATAGGTAGAGCCTGATAGATACTGACCTAAATGCCATCTTTCTAACGAAATTAAATCTTTATTTGACTTTACATTCAATCCTAAACCTTTTGCTACATCAAACACTAAATCATCTGGAAAACCCTCATTCCTATCTACAATACCCTCACTACGATCGTGTATCTTATCCATATGTTTAATGTATGTCCATATATTATCATAGAACTCACCAATCATACATGAAAATTTTATAAAATCTGCATTAGCACTATCTTCTCTTACAAATTGTGGTAATAAATTTTTTATACTATTTCTGTTAGCTGAATCATATGCACTAGCACTTGTTATTTGTCCGTCATACCAAGTTGTTGCTTGTGAAGCTGTAGTAGGATAGTTTATGTAAGGATCTGCATAAGTTCCCGAACCATCTGATTTAGGCCAGGCAGCGTCATATCTAACTGTATCTGCTAACACAGAGCCTGATACAAATGACGTAGAGTTTTCCCATAGATATTTTTCGTATGGTGTAAAGTTTTGTTTTACTTCTCTTATCTTTCTATCCCATTTTCTTACATCGGTAGTAGAAGCACTCGTAGCAGCCATCGAAGAACTCTCTGCTGTGTAAGCGTCTATGTTAGTAACTTTAGTTTTAAAGTTTTTAAGTCTTTGTTCTGCTGAACTAAAGTTAACAAAATTACCATAGACGGAATAATCTATATTTAAATCTACACTTGCTAAACTTGCAGATACTAATGTATCTTCAAAATCTTTTTTAATTTTTGGATCGGTGGTTTTTAATGTATCTTGAGTTACAAAACTTGTTGCTCTATCTCTTGGTAAGTCACCCAATTCATCAGTATTAGGACTCCTAAGAACTGTGTAGTCTTCTTCTTCTGTAGGTGGAACCAATATAACTTCTTCTGTAACAGTAGGTATAATTTCGTCAGCCACTAACAACTCATCACCTTTATTTACGTCTGAGTCTAATGGTTCATCTAATTTCATTACAAATGAATGTGGATACTCAGTAACAGTAGTATCATCTAACTGCATATTAGTTACTAATGCAGTCTTGTCTTCATCAAATTGTAGACTTGTTTTTAAATCATCTATTCTAAAATTTGGATACGTAACATTATATGTCAACCTTGCTCTTGGGTCTGTTCCTTGATAGTCACCCTCAACCACACCATTCTGTTGAGCTTCCTGATTAAAGTCAGTATCAAGTTTTACTGTATTCCTATTTATGACTTCTACAACTTGAGCTCTGAAAGACCTGTATATAGGTTTAAAAGTTCTAACCTCTTCTGTTAAAAATTCAGGTGCAGGTGGTGGTGGATTTTGAGGTGGTGCTGGTCTCACAGTAGCTGGAACAATGTCAGGTTCTGCTATTTTGGTTTTTTTTGGTAGAGGTGGTGGTGGTGTAAGTTTTTCTAAACTTGGTGCATTTGGTTCAGGATCCTCATCGGTTTGAGCTGCTTTTACAAGTTCTACTATAGTTGTTGATTGATTACCATAAACATCCATAGCAACTTCACTTTCTGCAGATTGTCCCATTGATGGATTGGATGCGGGTTCGCCAGGTCCATCAGCGCTTGGTTCATTAAAAGTGTTACCACTTCCAATCAAACCTCGTTCTCTTGCTTCTTCCCTTGTTAGTGCCATTATAAATCGTAATCATCTCTTACAGTAGATGACCCTCTGTTAGTATTTGTAGTTGCTCTTTGACTTGGTTTAGCTGCAGCTTGTTTAAGAGGATTTAATTCTCCTTGAGATTCAGCAGCTTCTTTTGGTTGTAATTGTTTAGCTCTCTTAACATCTAGTTTTTCTCTTGCTATTTCTTTTGCTAAATTTATTCTGTTAACAGGTAGTGGTTCATCTTTAGGTTGACTTGCTACAAAAGCAGGATTAGGAACTCGTTTGTATGAAACTGTTTCCTCATATCCTGTAATAAATGCGTTTTGTATCTCTATAAAACCACCAACCATGTCTTGTGTAAAACCACCATCTGAATCATCTAAGGTTGCTGTGAACTTAAATGGGTCTGCACTATCAATCTTTCCATCACCTGCTACATCAGTTAGAATTGGGTTATATCTGAACTCTTTAAAGTTTAAAGAAGCAAATCCATTTTGATATTCTGAAATATCCGAATCTTTTGGTATTATTCTAACTTCTTTTCTTGATGGTGATATTTGATGAATTACGTATGTATCATCGAAAATAAAAACTTCTTCTCTTGTAGTAGAGTTGTTTAAATCTAATTCTGCACCTTTAAAGTATTTATCACCCTCTTGACGTATATCACCATTCCACATTTCACCTGCTTCATCTATAAAAAATACTCTTGGTTTACCACCACGTTGTCTTAAAAAATTATAAACTACTTTATACTTTCCTGCTACTAAACCACAATTTCTCAAGTCTCTACCAGGATTAAGTTCGACTAAATCAGATTTAGCACCACTATTTACTATTTTAGAAACAATAAAATTATCATCTGAATCGTAAACGTAGTATTCTATGTAATCAGTTGGAAACCTACCGAAGTCGGATTCTATCCTCTGTTTACTTATACTTGAATCTGGTATTTGTTTACTTGCCATTTTTAGTTTCTCGCGTTAATTGCTCTTCTACTTATTTCACAATTTTCTGAAAATTTTTCACCCGTTTGGTCTGAAATCTTGCATCTCAATACGGGACCAAAACCGTGCTTATATTTAGAACCATTATCTACCGACAATGTTGGTGTGTCTTCACCTTTAAAATATTTTGCTTTTTCATGAAACTTAACACTTGTTCCTGTTTCTGCATCTTGCCACTCATAAGTTAGTGTTGGATCTCCAACTGCTTCTACACTAAATGTTACAGGTGTTTGATTTTTTCTTTGTGTTTTGTTCTTTTTTCGTTTGTAAGTTGTATAAGTAACATAAACGTGTTGTTTGGTGTGTTCTTTTCCTGGATGATTTCCAAGTGGATGTCTAATAAATCTTAGAGCTTGCCATCCAGCTGTCTCTGATGCTTTTGGTTGTCCGTTGTCATCCCACTCTTGTCTTGTGTATGGTTTGGTTGTATTTTTATACAATTCCATTTTTGCTTGATACTCTGCAAACGTAGCGTCTACTTCAGCTTCTGCTGCTTCTTCTGCTAACGCTTGGTTTAATTCTTCTTGTAATTGTCTTAAATTATCAATCTCTCTTTGTAATTCTGCTTTCATATCAGCAAGCTCATCACCTTGATTAAGATATATCAAAGCCTGTTCATACAAATATCTATGTGATTGTCCTGCGCCTTCTGACGTAATAGTATCTCTTAGTTTTTCATATTCTTTAAAGAACTCACCGACAGTTAAAGTCTGAACTGGATTGTTGTTAAGTAACTCATTTATATCTTTATCGATAAACTTATCAGCATCTTCCGTAACATAGTAAGTTTCATTCTTAACAATTACTTTTTGTGTAGGGTCGTTTTCTATTTCAGGTATAGAAACAAACTCACCTGTTTTCATCCGTAGACTTTGAGCTGCGGCAGCGTTGGAGCCAGAAGCTTGAAAGTCTCTCTCATCTTTAAGAAAAGTATTTATTTGTTCTCGACGAACGGCTTCTAAAACTTTTTCATAATGTTCATTATTTTTAAGTTGTTCTTTTGTATAAGGCATTATCTACTTACTTTAAATGTCCAATCATCATCGTATTCGTTTACTATTTGAGTTTGACTTGATTTAGAACCTGTCACAACTCTTAACTCAAATTTGTAATATCTTTCTGGTTGAAATCCATTCATCCAAATATTAAAGAAGTTGCTTTCTGTATCACAGCTAACAATTGAGCCTGTTCCATAAGGAATTATAATATCCTCTGTTACAGCGTCTCTTACTTGATAGTAAGTTCCATGTTCTATTGTCTGACTACCACTTGGTAAGTATTTAACTGCTACTTCAGCTGCAGTTGTTGAATATGTTTTCTTAGGATATCTTTCTCTACCTACAAGTCTAAATCTGATTTTACTATTCTGTTTATAATCTTCTCTCATATTCTTAAAGTATATGACAGTATCTTCTAAAGCTGAACCTGTAAGTGGTGGTAAAGAACCTGTGCTCCAACTTGAATCATCCCACTCAACTTCTAACTTGGGTGGATAGATAGTTGATGTATCTCTTGAGAAAAATTTAAGTTGTCCATAACGAATACTATCACCTTCTTGAACTCCACTACCACTATCTGTATTACCAACGCTACCACTTCTCTTTACCATAAATCCTTGATTTGGATAAGAAGAACCACTATAAATCCAAGCGTGTGCTATGTCAGTAACATCCATACGGATATCTGTTGTTTCATATTCTAATGAAGATGAGCATGTAAGATTTCTTGTTCCACTTGCATAACTACCACTAAACCAAGTTCCACCAGTATTGTTACTACCACTTATCCATTGTGTTCCATCATCCTCACCTTGTCTATATCTCCAACTAACACCCTCTGTTATTTGTGGATTAGAATGGTATGTTCCGTCACCCATTGTCCACGATTGACTTACAGGATAAGCGTAAAGTGTTTGTGATGATGGTAAATCACTTGAACCTGCATCATATAGATTAAGATAATATTTTGCTGCTTTTGGTATAAGTCCATTTTGAACTGAAGCACTTATATAACTCATATCAAACTTTACCAATGCTCTTGATACATTTATAACAGTACCACCAGCGTTCATATCTTTACGAACTTCAAGTATGGGGTCTAAACCTGTGTTTACTGATTGGGTTGCTTCACCCTCATATAATGTTGCATCTGCTGTAGCGAATTCAAAATAATGCATTAGTTATCTCCTACTACTCTACCCTCAATATCTGTGCCAGGATATTTTAACTCAAAGATTGATGGGTCTAATGATGGATAAATTATACCATTCTTAGTAGCTGCATCTATATCATATAGATTGCCAGAGTAACCATTTGCTGCTATATATTTGTTTGTTATAACGATTGGTAAGGATTGTTTATTGTTTTCTATAGGTGGAACTACAGTTGCTACACCATCTACTAAACTTAATCTATAAACTAAATCAGCTAATATGATTGGTTGATTTATTTGCCATCTGTCGATATCAAAAAATGTTTTTACTTCTTCGATAGCTCTAATCAAAACTTCATTCTTGTTATAGTTAGGTCTTGTCATAATACTAAACTGAACTCCGATGTTTATCACATAAGCATTCTTTATGTTGATAGCATCAGTAACCATTCTATATTGTCCTAAGTATGTTTGTAAATTTTCTTTTACTGCTTGATTTAAGTTTGCTAATTTTTTTCTTGAGTCGTATCCCAACACATACATATTTAATGCTAATGGATTAGGTATTCTTGATGCTTTTTTAGTAGCCATTAGTATCCTCCTCTACTACCACCAAAAGGTAAATCTTTTTCTTGTGTCGTTGGTGAAGTCATTCTAGCTTTTGCTATTTTTTCTCTAACCTTTGCAGGATTTTGAACTTTAGCTTCTGCTTTTGCTGAATTTAAATCTGCTGTTTCTTGAACCAAAGGATTTATATTTTCTATTTGTTCCTCAAGTAGTGGTGCTGCAGCTCCTTCATTATCTTGAACATTCTCTTCAGCTTGATTGAGTTGTTCATCTTGAACTATATAAACTTTTGCAATATTACCATATCTCTGTGGTAATGATAATGCTCTTATCATATAATCTTCTTTTGTAACTGCTCTACTCTGTGCTTGGAAGTAAGCAAGTGCATTATTTTTAATTTCTATTAGTGACTCACCACTTCTACCACCTGCAGCTGGGTCTGGATTATTTACAGCTACTGAGTCTTTTGCATCTTGAACTGTTGCTGCTACCAAGTTAGTTTCGTCTACATTAAAACTAACATCGTTTAGATTTTTAATATCATTAGCAGGAACGTTATCTTCGATACCACCACCGACAGTATACTTAATTGTCAATGTCGTATTAGATGGTGCTAATCCATAAGTTCTTGTATTTAAAAAGTTTGCGGGGTCGAATGCAGTATCTAACTTACTAACACCACTTGACAATGAAGAACCAACCCTATCTGGATTTGGAACTATCTCTTCATCAGGATTATCTGATACACCTGCACCAAATCTTAATTCAGTTCTATTATCATCTCTAATATATGTTGTAAATCTTCGTGGTGTCTTTCTTAACTTTAATAGATAAGGTGCTGTATCATTATATTGCGTTAATTCAGAATCATCTGCTGATGTATTTTCTACTTCATCAAATATTGTATCTTGTGCTAAAAAAGGAACTTCATACCAACTATTACCATCACTATCTACACATGACATAATCTCTATAACATTAGGATTACCTAATACTATCTTATCATACTTGACAGCAGATGTAAATGTCACTAACTCTTCTTTCAATTCTCCACTAATAGCTCTAACTCTTTTCTTTAACAAATATTTTGTTGGAACATTTGAATCTGTTTCAAATATAGAAACTGTAGTTGGGTCGTATGAACTTGAATATTTGAAGTTCACGTTATCCATAAATCTAAATGTTTTACCTGTAGTTTCAGATTTTACTTTAGTGTTGTTAGTTACAGTCAAAGCATAATCCATATTAGGTCTTGTAGAATCTCCTGTTCCAGTAGCAGGAACTGTTTGATAAACATCTAATACAGTTGTAGCAGGAAAACTAATTTTTGGTGTGTATCCTAATGATTGTGCAATATTATAGATTGTTCTTTTTTCTTCAGCGTATGCTAAAATAGATTCTTTAAATTGATTATCTACATAGTAAGAAAGAACATCACCAATATAAGATGCCATTTCAATAAACATCATGCCTGGTGAAGATTCATTAAAATCTGTATATGTGTTTGGAAAATAAGATTTTGCGAATTCAATCAAATCATTTCTAAAACCTTCAAAATCTTTATTAAGATATTTGACTTCTTTAGATACGTCTTTTAATGGACCCGTTGTGTTTGTAGGCATTTACTTTCTCCTATCCTGCGGTATTAAAGTCTAAAACTATTTGTTCTGTTGCATCAGGTGTAGTTGATACTGAAAAATCAATTGAAACATTAAGTCTGTTTGGATTTACATTATCAACTGTTGTGGTGACTGAATTTATCGATATGTAAGGTAACCATTTGTTAACGGCTTCATTAATAACTTCTTCAATCAAAGCATCATCTTTAAACTCAAATACAACTTCTAACAACCTTGAACCAAATTCTGGTTGGTGTGGTCTTTCACCAAGATTTGTAAGTAGTAGATTTTTTATATTATGCACTGCTTGTTGTTCAAGAGTTTTTGTTCTATTAAACAATCCACTACCAGCGTATCCAAGTGGAAACGATAAACCAAAATGAGTATCTGGATTTAAATTGTTTTCAATTGTAGATGCCATTATTTATCCTTGTTAATCACTTTCATTAAATCTGAATAATCTCTTGTTAATGCTTTAACAACTCCATCACCTACTTGTTCTGGAGTAACACCTTTTTCTGCTAATGTTTGTGCTGCAACCTTATCTCTTTTCAATTCAGGAGATGCTAAATCACCATAACCTAATAAATCTGCCATGTTACCTGTGGTGTATTGTTTACCACCCATATCAGGGTATTCTTGTTTTTGTGATTGAGCTAAACCTACAGTTTCATTCAACACTTCATTTAGTGTTTTGTCTTTAGTGTAAGTTTTTTTCTTAACAGGTTTAGATTTCTTTTGTGGAATTTTTCTCTCACTAATAAGTATCTTACCTACTTCTTTTTGAACTTCTTCCTTTACAAGTTTTCTTATAACTCTAACAAGGTCTTTTTTAGTCATTATTAATACCTCTTTTTTTTATTCTATTTCTACCACTCTACTTAACATAGTTGGTAATTTAAGTTTTGCATCTACTTGTTTAAAAATATTTTCTGCAACTTGTCCTGCTATGGGACCTGCTGCTATTCCAATCGGAGCTGGTCCCGCCGTAGCAGATAAAGTTGATACTACTTGAGCTAAATCTCGAACAGCAGATGTTGTTGTCTTCATTATCTCTAACATTTCTTCTAATATTTCTCTTAACTCATTTCCTCTCACAGCTGGTGATGGACCTACAGTTGATAAATCACCATACAATCCTATATTAGTTGAATATGTTTCTACCTTACCATCTACAGCTGATGTAGTAACATTGGAACTTTTAAAAACTATTTCTTTGGTTTTTCCTGATGCATCATTACCATCTCTACCAATGTTCATGATAGGTGAATATAAATTTAAATTTTGTTTAGCTGATACACCAAAAGTATTTAGTGTTGAAAAATCTACTGGTCCGTTACTAAAACCAAGAATCCCATCTTCCTTACTATTAAATATCAACCTACCTGAATTAAGAATAATTTGTTTCCCACCGAACTCTGCAGGTGCTATTTCGGTTGGATAGATGTTTGTATCTTCTAATGTAGCTGGTGTTAGTGATACAGTTTCGTCTGTAGTCATCCATAATGAGGAAGCGTCTGAGTTTATATTTTCTGCTAAAGGTGTTGATAAAGGTTTTTGTTCTAACTCAGCTACCAACTCTAATCCCTCATCAAACTTTTCGTAATCAGCTAATTGTCCTGCTCTGAGTTTTATAGTTGGTGAATTATCAACACTACCTAATCTTAATGTATTACCAAATCTACCTTGAACTAAAGTATCACCCTCATTTGGTATTAGTGGTCTTATGTTAAAGTTTGGTTGAAAATAATTACCTAAGTATCCATCATCTTCTACCGAAGTATCTTTTGTTATTCCAGACTCAGCAGTATTTAAAGTTTGTTGATTTTTTTCACCCCCACCAATTTTAAATTTTTGACTAGAACCTATAGCTGATGCGTTATTAGGATTATTATACTGATTAACTCTATCCGTAT